GGAGAGGCGTTACGGAACGATGCGATATCGGACGCGAGCGTCACGAAATTATTCGTGAACGTCGACAGGTCGTCGCCGGCTAGTCCGGCGGCCTTGCCGAACGTGCCGAACGTCATCGCGGCATCGAGGACGGTCTGCTGGGACTGGCCGATCGACTCGGCGGCGGTTCTGGAGAACGCGAGGACGTCGTCGGCGGCGTCGCCGAATATCTGCTCGGTCGCTGAGATTGCCTCGTTCAGATCAGAGGCGGCGCTGACGCTCTTGACGATGCCGGCGGAGGCGGCGACGCCGAACACGGCGGCCGCCTGGGCGGTGGCGCGGAGCGCGTTCCCGACGTTACGGCGGAGACCGTCGAATGCTCGTCCGGCTTGTCGTACTCCTCGCGAGTCGAATGTGGAGACGATTGGCGCGACGATTGCCATGAGTTATCGCCTCCCTCTGTAGGGTTCTAGTCGTCGGTTCGCGGTCTTAGCGTACTCTCGGAACGATAACTCGATAGCGCGTTCCACTCGGTTCGCGTACCGTTCGACGGTCGGCCAGATGGTGCGGGAGGCGTCGCCGTAGCGTTCCTCGACGGCCTCTATGAGTTTCTTCCCGCTCGCGGTGCGGCCTCGGTTCTTTCGTCCCATCATCTCAAATGCGGATTGTGCGCCGTGGGTCGAGCGGATGCGGAGGACAGGCCAGGAGCCGGCCGGTGCGCCACGTGGGCGGGTGCCTCGAAATTGGACGTTTATCTGTCGGCGGATGTTGCCAGGTTGCCAACGGATCGCCGTGGTCGCGCCGTAGCGGGTCGTCTTCCAGCGTGCCCAGCCGGACACGGGTGGCGAGGTCGGTTGGAGGTTGCGGATCGTTTGGACCATTTCGCGGATTTCGGTCGCGTTCTTGATCCGATCCGGTACCTCTCGGCGGAGATCTGGGTCGATGCGTCGGAGAGCGCGGAGCGTTTCGGGTACTCCGTTGACCTCTCCGTCGATCTTCAGTCTCGCCATTACTTTCGCCTCTGTGCCTCTCTGTTCCTCTCATGGAGGACATCGACGATGGTGTAAAGCATCGCCGAATCGTCGAGGAGTGCGGCCGGTGGGATACCGGTCGCGGCGGCCACGCTGGCGACTAGTCGTCCAACGGAGCCGGCTGGGTAGGGTCCGGCGTTTCGTCTCCCAGAGGGTCGATCGCGTCGAGTTTGGCGAGCCAGTCGTCCAGGTTCGCGGGGACTGGTCGGCCGGCGACGCGGGACGCCTCGTAGGCCATGACGGCGAGGTCTTCTAGTCCGATGTTTCCGTCGGTGAGCGCCGTTACTTTCTGTTTCGTGCGGCGTTCCCATCGGATCAGACTGAGCGGGGTCGTTACGACCTCGTATGTCTCGCCGTTCTGGGTGACTCTTAGCCGGAGTTCCACGGTTACTCCTCTCGGTTTGTTTGTGGTTTGTCTTAGGCCTTGGTGACGTCGCCGTCGACCTCGAACGTGAACTCGACCTCTAGGACGCCGTCGGCTGGGCCACCCGCGGTCGGGTAGACGGGGATGATGTCGCCAGAGAGCGTGCCGGCGCCGGCGACGCCCATTGAGAACGAGACGGCGGAGCCGGTAGCGGCGGCGGTCCACATTGCATCACAGAACGAGCCGACCTCGCCCCAGTCCTGGTATGCGCGGACGTTCAGAGTCCACGTGGTCGGTTGACGGACCGCGGTGGTCGTGGTGAGGGTGACGTACTGGTCGACGGTTTCGTTCGGGACGAGGGTGACCTCGGCCACTTGGGCCGAGTAGTCCACAGTGGCGATCGTGACGTCGAGAGTGCGGCCGGTTTGGACAGTTGCCATGGTTATCTCCTGTAGGTGATGACGGCGAGTAGTTGATACGTGGGTAGTTCTTGGTTACCGACAGCGTAGACGCCGGCGGTAGCGGTGAGGGACGATGCCTCGGTGAGGTTCTCGATGATGGTGTCGGCGTCGGCGAGGATCGCTCGGAGGGCTCGGAGGTCTCCAGGTGGTGCGGCGACGACTGAGATTTGGAACGATAACTCGACGAGGTTTGGTGACATCGACCGGATGGTCGGCGGGTCGACGACGACTCCAGGTGGGCGGAGGTTCTGGACGTTGGAGTAGACGGCGAGACCGAATGTGGCGAGCCGTGCACAAAGTTCGTTGTAGGCGTCGACGAGCATTAGGCGACCGCCGGCCGGTTGAGTCCGAGGAGTCGCATGATCTGCCCCATGGAGCCGACGGGTGCGACGACGGGGAGGTCTTGGAACGATTGGAACGAGTCGATCGAACCTCGTTCGCGGAATAAAGCTCCGGCGTAGAGGATCGTGCCGAGTCGTGCCGCGCCGTTCGGTGCGACGGTCGGGTTGTCGGTGTATCCGCTGGCGCGTCGCCGGTGATAGGCGAACTCGTTCGCGGCGTCGACACAGGTTTCGAGCCAGGTGGTGTCGGCTCCGGCGTCGACTGTGCCGATGAACTCCTCGACGTCGTCGGCGTCGATCCATGTGACCTGTTCGACGAGGACGGCGGACGCCGGTGAGTATTCGGCGATGTCGTCCTGGTTGTTGACTAGGTAGGTGACCGTGTCGGTGCCGAGGTCGACGGTGGCGAGGTTGTGGTGTCCGTCGAGTTTGTTGTATCCGGTCCCGTAGATGTGGACATGTTCTCCGGCGACGAGACCGGTGGCGTCGTCGAGGACGAGCGTCACGACGTCATCCGTGCAGGATGCGGTGGTGATCGTTGCCATCGGTCTCGTCGCCTAGAGAGTGCCCAGGGGATGGATCAGAGGTAGTAGTTCCAGTTAGCGTCGATGAACGCGGCGGCGAAATAGCCGCGCCACGCGACACGGGTGGACAGCGTCGCGGGCTGTTCCACTCGGACGGCGCCCTTGGCCTGCTCGAACAGGTTCATCGAGTCGGGATGACCGACGATCGCGGTGCCGGCGGCAAACTGGGTCGAGACGACCAATTCCAGACCGGCCGGTGAGCCGACGAATCCGCTCGCGTCGAGGCGACCGAATGCGTTGGACGGGTTGAGGCTCGGGAACAGGAAATCTCCGGCGGTGGACTGGAGGATCGCGAGGTCCTTGTAGCGGTCCGGTGCGAGGAACAGGTGGGACGGCATGTCGCCGGTGCGGCCGGCGATGGTGGTGGCGCCGCTAAAGATGGCCGAGATGACCTCGTCGGCGTCGGTCCAGTCGGCGACGCTACCGCCGTAGGTGGAGCCGGCGACGAGTGCGGCACAGGCGATGGCCTCGGTGTCGCGGGCGTAGGCCTTGCCGAGTTGCTCGACGAGGATGTTCAGAGCGGCGGGATCGGTGAAATCCACCATCTGCTCGGAGGCGTCCACAAAGCCTCCCACGGTCTTCTTCGTTACGCTGATCTCACCGACGACCATCGCCTGGGAGGACAGTGTGTCGTGTTCGGCGGCCTGCTCGTCGACAGTCGGGCGGGTCGTGATCTTTGGGATCGTGAAAATCTTCCCGTACTGGGGCATAGCGCGGAGGCCGATCGCGTCGATGAGCGGCCGGCGTGCCGACAGTCCGTCGTAGAGCGGCTGGACGATCGGCTCTGGCAGGATGCCAGTGGCGTCGCTGGTGTCGCCGGTGGCGGCCAGTACGTGATGATCTCCGCGGATCATCGCGGCGATGTATTCGCCGGCGTCGCGAGCGGGTGCGGCGCTGATGGTGAGAGGCGCGGCCACGGGTGCGGCCTCGATCTCGTCGTGTTGGTCTGACATTGTCTCCTCCTCGGGAGTGGGTTCGGGTTCTGGTGTGGGTTCGGGGTCTTCTGCCTCGACGGCGGCGACCTGGTGGATTCGTGCGGCGTCGAATGCGCCGAACGGTACGAGTGAGAGTTCGCGCCACCGGCCGGCGGTGACGACCATGACGTCGCCGTCATAGGTGAACTCCTCGACGTCGACGCCGACGGATACGGCATCGAGTACGCCGTCGGATGCCAGGACGAGTGCCTCGTCGCCGGCGTCTGTGGCGCTGATCTTCGCGGCGAACATCATGCCCTCCTCGGTGTCGACTCGTTCGGTGACGATGCCGATGGGTTGGGAGAGGTCGTGGTCGCGGATGAGTTTGGGAGCGGGTCCGTCGGTGGCGAGGGATCCGCGGGCAAATCGGACCGGTCCGGTCGATGCGATCGCCGGCTGGTCGTAGGGGACGGCGAGGCCGGTGAGAGTGCGACGTCGTTCGTCGCTCTCTGAGGCTTGGACGTCGAGGTCGATGGTGTTGTGGAGTTCGATTCTCATAGGTTCGGGTCCTGTGGATCTTGGCCGGCGGTCTCTTGGAAGATCGTCCGGTCGAATCTTACGAAATGGCCTCGCGGTGTGACGGTATCTCCGGAAAGTGTTTCCTCGATGGCGGAGAGGAATGGGAGCGCGTCCTGGGCGAGTTGGCGTCGTGCCTCGGTGGCGTTCTGATAGGTCATCGAGGAGCCGGTCGGTGCGCCGACCAGGTATGGCGAGATGTTCGCGACGCGGGCCAACTCTAAAGCTTGGTGCTGACGGGCCTCGACAAGTTGGAGCCGGCTCGGGTCCATTGACGACTCGACGAACTCGGTGAACTCGTTTAGAGCGGCGATCGCGGTTCCGTTATCGCCGGACCGCATTTCGATCCAGGCGCCGGCGAGTTCGGACAGTTCTTCGGCGGTCATGGGTTCGCCGCCGGTTTGGCGTAGGTAGCCCATCGCGACGGGGTTCGTCGAGAATCGTTGGGCGGCGAGTTCTAGACGTTCGGAGGTTGTGATCGCTCGGGCGCCGGCGGAGAGGATGCTCTCGACGGGCGAGTAAAAGACGATGACGTCCTCGATCGGGATACGTTGACCGGAGACGGTGATCTCGGTGATCCCGCCGATCGGGTAGTTACCCTCGACGACTGGGCTTTGGAGGTTGACGAGTTCGGCGGGGAGCCAGGAACACGATGACGGGAATCCGGTGGAGAATCGGGCGTCGATGTGCCAGTAGGCGCGACCGAAATGGAATAGGTCGTCGAACGTCCAGGACATGATGTGGGCGAATGTGGTGCGCCGGTCTGGGCGCATCATCCAGGCCTCCGGCTGGAGCGGGATCTCGTCCATGTCGGTCCCGTTCCATTCGCGCCGGTAGTAGCGGAGCGGTGTGGTCGAGATGAGGCCGGCGAGGAGGTCGCGGGCGCGGGAGATGGTGGGGATCCGCATCGCCCTCTCTCGGCCTGCTCCGACAGAGGCCGAGAGTAGGGCGAGGGTCGCCGACGATACGGCCGCCGTGTCGGCCGCCTCGACGCGAGTGGTGGGCGTCTTACTCTTGGCGCGGAATAGAGCCACGGCGTCAGTCTGGCAGATTCGCGGCCGGTTGGGGAGGTTTCGATCGAGAGAGAGCGCACCGGTTATCGACGGATCCCGCCGACGGCGGGTCGGGTCTTCCATTTCGCTCGGGATGCTAGGGCGACGGCCCAGACGAGGCATCGGGCGAGTTCGATCGGTCCTGGGCTCTTATCGGACGAGAGGCCCATGCCCTGCTTCGAGGTGTAGCCAACGGCGCGGCCGACATGCTCGTCGAGGATGGTATGGCCTGGGTGTGACACGTTGCCCTCGCGAATCATGCCGCGGACGATCGACGTCCATTTCAGAATCTCGCCGTGACCGACGACGGTTCGCCGGCTCGCGGTTTCGGGTGGCGCGTGGATCTCCAGAGATGGCGTTATGGCGAGAGTGGCGCGAGGCGGGAGGTGTTTGCGTACCTCCGCCCAGGCGTCGGTCTCGGTACGAGTGACGAACGCGGGCGCCACGTGGATCGTTCCGTCGTCGC